AAAATAAAAAATAAAAAATAAAAAATAAAAAATAAAAAATAAAAAATAAAAAATAAAAAATAAAAAATAAAAAATAAAAAATAAAAAATAAAAAATAAAAAATAAAAAATAAAAAATAAAAACAAACCTGATGCACGAATGGCCGAGTGGTCTAAGGCGACGGACTTAAGACCCGTTATCGTGAGATGCGTGGGTTCGAACCCCACTTCGTGCAAAACATATATAAACCATAATAATGATAATTATTATTGTTTCACATTTATAACAGAATAGATAAAATAAAAAATAATGGAATAATTTAACAAACAAATCTTACAAAAACATAACAAAAAGACAGAATGAAAATTAAAAAGTGCCAACCCGGATATATTTGTGTAGATAATGCAGCGTTTTTAATATGCAGTGTTGCTATTCTAGGAGGAATGTATTATCTTTACACCAAAGGCGACCAACACGCAAAATCAAATGCAAATACATCCGATAAAAATACAAATGTCAATGTAGATGTGGACATCAATAGAGAAACCGGTGGTTTCGGCTCATACTTTGCGTCATGGTTTCCAAGTTATCCTTATAATAACCTTCCACCACCTTTGGTAACAGACCCACTTGTTAATCCTTACAACCCGCCCTATCGCGATGAACGATATTTCGTGGGTCCTGTTGCGAGTATTCGTCCAGTGATACCTCCTGCTGTGGTAGAAACAGTCCCAGGAGTTGTTCCCATCAATGTTTCCACCACAGCGGTGGACACCGCATACCGCCAAATTGGTATTTTAACACCTTTAAATGAGCCATCCAAAGACAATGTATTGCCACTTATGGGAAGACCATTATATACCCGTCGCAGTAAATGGCAGTATTACGCGATATCCAACCAACACAATAATGTTAAATTACCTTTAATTGTTAAACAAAAAAATGCACTGGATGAATACGGAGTAGATGAATTATATAGTGGCGACACAGTTCTTGTTGAGGGAACTGACCGCACATATAAGGTTACGAAATATGAAAACTCAACAATCAAGTATTTGCCTTTTGTGTAAAAAACTAAACTAATACAATTCACTCAATACATAATAAAGTATATCATTTTTTATTTTATACATTTTTCCATTATACATTTTATTTAACCATTCTATTCATCATCACTATCGCTATCAAACCCATCAATTCGCCAGTCGCGAAACTTGACCAGATTATGTGGATGAAAGCGATTTTTCATCAGGTCTTCTTTGAAAATAAGACATCGCTCTCGCATGGCATTGTAATCATAGGTAAAAATTCTGGGATTTTTACATAAGAAAGACCAACACTCCACATTCATTTTCTCTGGATTTTTTGTCATGTGTTGTGTCAATAAATGAATAGCATTGGGATTAGAAAATAAATGTATCCAATCAATCTTCTCTGGTTTTTGTTCCAATAAATGAATGGCATTGGGATTTTCCGATAAGAATTTCCAAACAATCTTCTCTGGATTTTGTTCCAATAAATGAATGGCATTGGGATTTCTGGATAAATTAGACCAAACAATATTCTCTGGATTTTGTTCCAATAAATGAATGGCATTGGGATTTAAAGATAAATTATACCAATCAATTTTCTCTGGTTTTTGTTCCAATAAATGAATGGCATTGGGATTTCTGGATAAGAAACTCCAATTAATTTTCTCTGGTTTTTGTTCCAATAAATGAATCGCATTGGGATTTGCAGATAAGAATTGCCAATCAATTTTATCTGGATTTTTTTCTAATAAATGAATCGCATTGGGATTTGCAGATAATACAAACCAATGAATTTGTTTTGGATTTTGTTCTAATAAATAAATCGCATTGGGATTTGCAGATAAGAAGCACCAACTCACTTTACTTTCATCAATCCAATCATATATTAACATTTTATCATACATTGTGCTTCACAATGTGCTAACAAACAATTAAACTAATAAATCATTTTTTGTTTTAACAAAAAATATAAAAACAAAACCTAACAAAAGCATAAAATATAAACACATAAAACAAAAAACAAAAAACAAAAATGGATGCAATTCAGCACATAGTATACATTAATTTAGACAGCCGAACAGACCGACGCGTTCAAATGGAGCAAGAACTGAAAAAGGCAAATCTGAATGACCGCACCATTCGCTTTTCCGCAGTTAATATGCCAAACTTGGGAGCGATTGGGTGCAGTATGAGCCACTTGAAATGTCTGCAAATGGCGAAAGAAAACAAATGGTCGCATGTGTTAATTCTGGAAGATGATATTGAATTCACCGACATTGCACTTTTGAACCGACAACTTTCAACATTTTTTACACATCATCCAATGAATAATGATTGTGAAACGGGAACCAGAAATGAAAGCAGAGAAACTTGGGATGTCTGTATGCTTGCGGGAAATTGTTATCAACCTTATGAAATAATGGAAGACCAAGGTTGTGTTAAAGTAAAACGATGTCTAACAACGGCAGCCTATTTAGTCAATGGACATTATTACGATATATTAATTCAAAACATCCGCGAGGGAGTATCCCAATTAATCAATGCTAAACAAGCGACGAAAAAATACGCGATAGATGTTTATTGGTTGTCTCTCCAAGAAAGTCATCGTTGGTATTTAATCAATCCTATTACTATAACTCAACGAGCGGGATATAGCGACATTGAAAATGTTTGCACCGATTTTTCGCAACATTTATTGGAATTGCATTAAGATAAGATAACAGGAAAATCAATGGAATATAAAATATAAAAATAAAATATAAAATATAAAAATTATAAATAATCACAATTATTTATTACCTTTTGTTAGCAAAACAAAAAACAAAAGGTAAATCAAAAAACAAAAAGTAAAATAATAGATTAAAAAAAGGGAAGCACACAAACCAAACAAACAATGGATATAAATGAGAACATAAATCTTCCCACGGTTCCACCAACCGACACTGAGTTTGAACCCGTTTTTGTATATATTCCCCAAATGAAAGATGAAGCAATGCAACAAACAGCCAAAACTAACAAACGCATTTTGAATTTTTTGAAAGACATGCAAATTATTCCTCCTGAATTCGCCAAAGAAAAGAAACTCAAAGAATTAAAGCAGGATGCAGAAGAACGCGAACACGAACAAAAACAAAGGCAAAAAAGGGTCGCAACCACAACCGCAGAAGCAGACGAAATAGACGTTCGTGATATAGATGCAGTCAATGATTTGCTACATAACAACAAATATGGCGATGCTCTTCCGGAATATAAACCACCTTTTAAATTTAGCGGCAAAATACCCATACCGAGTTATTATATGAATAATCGCAAAATGTTTATCCAGTTCATTAATCGCATGTTTGAAGAATACCGACTAAAATTGCTGGAAAATACCGACCCAATTACATGCGATAATGTCGGCAAAACTACCAAGATGGAATTGATGACGCACCAGAAACTTATTCGCGATTACTTGAATTTATACACGCCTTATCGCGGTCTTTTGTTAATTCACGGGCTTGGGTCAGGTAAAACGTGCTCTTCCATCGGCATTGCCGAAGGTTTCCGTAATGAGCGAAAAATCATTGTTATGACACCGGCTTATCTCCAAAGTAATTTCATCAGCGAAATCAAAAAATGCGGTGATATGTTATATCGTTTAAAACAACATTGGACTTTTATTCCTCTGGACCTAACAAAGGCAAAAAATAAAAGGGAGAAGGACGACGACACAGATGAACGCGAAATCGCACAATTGTTAGGTCTTCCGCACACATACATAAAAAAACACGGCGGGTTTTGGTTGATGGATATTAAAAAGAGCGATAATTCCAACTATGATTCGCTTACCGACGCAGAAAAGAAGCAACTGGATGAGCAACTGGATATTATGATACACAATAAATATTCTTTCATTAATTACAACGGAATTACGGAAACGCAGTTTAATAAACTAACAAATTCATTAAAGACGAACATATTTGACAATTCGATAGTAATTATCGATGAGGTCCATAATTTTGTTAGCTGGATTGTGAATAAAATTAACCAAACGAAAAATTATGCCACAATGAAGAAACCTCCAATGGCGATTTCGTTTTACAAAATGCTGATGGAAGCCCAACGTTGCCGAATTGTGATGCTTTCCGGGACACCAGTGATGAATTATCCCAATGAAGTATCAGTCTTGTTTAATATTCTCCGTGGATATATTTACACATTTACTTTTACTATTGACGATGCAGGTGCGAAAAAACAGGGACAAATATTTGACACGAAATATTTTACTCATCTTTTGACCCACGGATTGCACAAGAAAACGAGTTCTGCATATGCTTCTGATGCATTTAAAAAAATGGTTGACTATGTTCAATATAACCAAGCAAGTAAGACACTAACAATTACGCGTAATCCTTTGGATTTTGCTGATGTGGAAGCACAATACAAAAATGAATATGAAGGCGTAAAACGCGACATAGATTACGCAATGGATTTCGCAGACTTTAAAAAGAATATTGTAGCATCTTTGAATGCGGCTGGATTTCGTCCTATGAATTTTAAAATGGTGAAAAATCTGGCTCTCCCAGATAAACTGGATGATTTTAATGCAAAATATTTAGACCTAGAAACACGGGAAATAAAATACATTGAAAACTTCAAAAGACGCATTGTTGGTTTAGTGTCGTATTTTCGCAGTGCAGACGAAGCGTTGCTTCCAGCATTTGATAAAAGCCAGGATATTCATCCCGTGTATATTGATATGAGTGATTTGCAGTTTGGTATTTATTCTCGTGCCCGTATTGAGGAACGTAAGTCCGAGCGAGGAGCACGACTGGCACGACATATGAAGGAAATATACCAGGGCGACCAAAATTCCACTTCTTCTTATCGCATATATTCACGTCTCTTTTGCAATTTTGTGTTTCCACCGACGCTGTTGCGTCCTATTCCAGGGAAAAAGGGAAACAAAAAGGATGCGGATGCGGATGCGGATGCAGATGCGGATGCGGATGCAGATGCAAAAGATGTATTGGAAGAAAAGGAGGAAGAAGTGGCGGTTGCAGCCGAGGAAACACCAGTAGCAAAAACAGATGAAAGAAAGAAAGAACCAAAAGAAGACATGGTCGGCATGATGGGCGACAAACAATACAACGAAAAAATCCGTCAAGTGCTGGATGAAATTGCCGCGAAAAAAGACGAATATTTGCGAATGCCACATCTTTTGGAATATAGCCCCAAATATGCAAAAATCCTGGATAATATTCGTCGACTTTCAGGGAAACATTTGGTATATAGTCAGTTTCGCACGATGGAAGGAATTGGTTTATTTTCTTTAACTTTGGATGCAAATGGTTTCCAACAATTCCGTATTCGTCGGGCCCACGGAAGCTGGGAACTGGATATGGATGAACGAGAACTGGGCAAAAAACCAATGTATGGTCTATACACAGGCACAGAGGACAAGGAGGAGCGAGAGATTGTTCGCCACATTTTCAATGGCAATCGCGAACAGACACCGAAAGCCATTCAAGACGCCATTGACAGAGCGAATGTGAATAATATCTACGGGGACATAATCAAGGTGTTTATGATTACGGCATCCGGTTCCGAGGGAATTAACTTGATGGAAACACGATATGTGCATATTATGGAACCCTTTTGGCACAAGGTGCGAACCGAACAGGTCATTGGACGCGCGAGGCGTATTTGCAGTCATAAAAACCTGCCGTTAGAAGACCAAACCGTGGAGGTGTTCTTATATATGATGCAATTTACGAAAAAACAACTTGCAGATGCACCAGAGATTAACAAGCATGATGTGGGACTGCTTCCGGAAAACCGAAATCGTCCGCTCACCTCGGATGAAAAACTCTTTGAAACTGGTGCGATTAAAGAACAAATCAATTCTAAACTTTTGTTAGGTATGAAAGAAGCATCCATTGATTGTGCAGTATATACAAAGAATAATTCACAGGAAGGTATTCAGTGCTTTCACTTTCCAAACGCCAAGCCGAATGAGTTTATTTATAACCCGGATTATACGACAGACCCGGATATCATCGCTCAAAAACGGAGACCGCAACAAATACAAGACCAGGACCAAGACAAGGATGCAACAACCACAGCACAAGGTCCAGCATCTGCAACGGCAAAAATGGTTGCACGTATCATTCAAGACCGCGACAAAAGAAAATATGTTCATGACCCACGGACCCAAGAAGTGTATGAATACGAAACATACGGGGACAGGCGTACACGAAAACGCGTTGGAGTAATCAATGAAGAAACAGGACACATTGTTTTTGACAAAGCATAGATGTAGATATACATAGGTAAATATAAAATTTAAAATGATGTGTTATCATTAAATTCTTTTTTCTTTTTTATAATTTTTATAAAAATGATTTGTTTTTTATCTTTTTATCCTTCATGATTAAAAAATGTCCTTAATTGATTGTCCTTCCATTCATTTTAATTTGGAAAAGGTTGATTTTTGGCAGGCTTGTCTAAACGGCCACTTATTCATAGCTCAATGGTTATGGGAAATTAAACCTGACATTGATATTTCTGCGGAGAATGAACATGCTTTTCGATATGCTTGTGATAACGGCCATTTATCCGTCGCACAATGGTTATGGGAAACCAAACCTGACATTTATATTTCTGCAAGTAAACACGCCTTTTGTTTGGATTGCATTCAAGCATGGGTTGATAATGATAAACATACATGTCCGTGTTGTCGGACAAATATGGAAAAGGATGTTAATATGGTTAAGTTTGTTTAAGTTGTGTTGTTATTAATTTCTTATTTTTCTTTTTTATAGTTTAAATAAAAAATGATTTATAATTGATGCATCTTTTTTACATCAATCAATAACTATCAATAAAAATATAAGGTGACAAGAATAAAAATGAAAGCGAAAGTGGAACAACTAACATATACCAAAAATAGTTTTATTGGAAGTGACAAAGAATTACAAAACATCACTCACTTGGACTGTTCCAGATGCAAATTAACCTCTTTGGAAGGTTTGAATGCTCCCAAGTTAATTAAATTAGTTTGTTCTGACAATCAACTAAAAAGTTTGGCAGGTTTGAATGCTCCCAATTTAATTGAGTTAGATTGTTCGAAACAACGAAATTCTAAATATAACTTGTCTTCTTTGGATGGTTTAAATGCTCCAAAATTGATTAAATTAAATTGCGCGGGACATGAATTGACCTCTTTGAAAGGATTGGATTTTCCTAATTTGATTGAACTAAATTGTTCTAAAAACAAACTGACCACATTAAAAGGATTAAATGCTCCCAATTTGTCTGTCTTGATTTGTTATAATAATCGTCTGACTACTTTTAGAAAATTAAGTTTTCCCAATTTAACTGAATTATACTGCAATGATAACTTGCTGAGTGATTTGGGAGGAATAAATGAGTTTCCTTTAACCACATTATGTTGTTATCGCAACAGATTAACGTCTTTGGATGACTTGAATAATTCTTGTTTCTTAATTCATTTGACCCACTTAAATTGTTCTACAAATCAACTAATAACGTTGGGAGAGTTAAATGCCCCTAATTTAACCACTTTAATTTGTTCAGGTAATCAATTGACTTCTTTGGAAAAATTAAATGCTCCAAGTTTAACCAAATTCAAATGTTCTAAAAACATATTGACTTCCTTGTCTTCCTTGACTGCTCCCCAGTTGCTTGAATTGGATTTCAGTCAAAATCAATTGACTTCTTTGACAGAACTTCATTTTCGCAATTTAACAGACTTGGATTGTAGTCACAATAAATTGACTTCGTTGAATTTATTAAATTTTCCTAATTTAACGCGTTTGCTTTGTTATGGTAATGATATTGAATATATTCCTTTACATATAACTTGTATTATTCCACATTCTCATTAATTTTGGAACTGCATGATATTTTTTATTCAATTTAATTTAATCAATCCATTTTTTGAATAAAAATGAAATAAAAATATATAAGTTTATAATAACAATTGTATTGCACCAAGCATGGAGGCAGAGACAGAGACATATTCCCAAGAACAACCTTATCATAATATTGATGTGGATGATAATGTTAATAACGATAACATAGCAAACGAAATAGAAGACGAACAAGAAGGTGGAGTGCGAAAGAAAAAGGAAATCGCCGAACCACAGAACCCGCTTGCATTATTGGAAAAACTGCCGTCTATTTTCACACAGAGCAATCCAGTTGCCAAATTATCCAATGTAAGCAAAAAATCTAATCAACGTCTTACTTTTACTTTAAGTCATGTATTGCCCAGTTTTGCCAACGCGATACGTCGCACCATTTTGTCTGATATTCCTGTCGTGGGTTTCCAAACAATGCCCTATGAAGAAAACAAGGCACAAATTGTGAAGAATACCAGTCGTTTTAACAATGAGTATTTGAAACAACGATTGGCGTGCATTCCTATTTACGCCACTAATTTGAAGGATACTACAAACAAGAACGAACCCATCAGCAATATGCAACTCATCCAAGACTATGCGGTAAAATTGCACGTGAAAAACAAGACGGATAGCATGCTGTGGGTCACAACCAAGGACTTTGAGTTAATTCACAAAGAGACGGGAGAAGTAGTTGAGGGTGCAAAAGGAAAGGAAATTATCGAGCAATTGTTTCCTCCTTTCGTATCGGTCAATGACACGAAGCATTATATTGACATCATGTCATTGCGCCCATTTATTGCAGATGGTATTCCAGGCGAAGAAATCCATCTTACGTGTGAGTTTTCCATTTGCGTTGCCAAAAAGAATAGTTCATATAATGTATCGCAACTGACGGCTTATTCCAACACTGTCGATATGCATTTGCAGGCAAAGAAAATCCAACAAATGAAGGAAAAAGGACAAATGGAGGGAAAATCAAAAGAAGAAATTGATTTTGCGGTCAAGAATTTTGAGATGTTAGAGGGCAAGCGTTTATTTATTTCCAATAGTTTTGATTTTGTAGTGGAAACGCTGGGGATTTACCAGAGTGAAACGCTGGTTCAACAGGCTTGTGAAATCCTAGCGACCAATTTAACGGCTCTCTATGATGCGATGATTGAGGGAAATGAAAATGTGGTGCAGATGAAGCGAAATACGGAAAATACCATCCCGAACTGCTGGGACATTGTGTTGCACAATGAGGATTATACCTTGGGGACAATGTTGCAGGATAAATTATATCGTGGATTTTATCGGGACAAGTTGAAGGAAGAGGATGTCAGCAGTCCCGATATAAAAATAAAAATGTTGAATTTCTGTGGCTTTAAAAAGGAACACCCACACGACAGCCATAGTATAATACGCGTGGGTTTTATTGAGGAAAAACATAGTCAAGTGGAATTCATTTTGTTTATGTTTTCGCAAATTATTCCCCATATTCGCGCCGAATTCTTGCATATTTCCAAAAGTTTAGAAAATAAAATATGATGATGATAAATTAAATCTGTCATTACAATAAATGAGTGATATTATAGAAACTGCCGGCAAAGAGGGGTTTATCGGGCATGTATTTAATTTTAACGCCAATGCCAAAGAAGAAATGATGAATATCGTTCAATATGCGATTTTAGCCGTCATTCCAGTGGTTCTTTTAAATAAGAGCATTCAGCGTTTTATTCCCGAGGTGGATGACGAAAAAAGCAGTTTGGAAATTGTCGTGGAGGTAGTAGTTCAACTAATTTTCATGTTTTTAGGCATTTTTTTCATTGACCGTTTGGTGACCTTTGTGCCGACATACAGCACCAAGAAATATGAGCCCTTGTCTGTGATTAACATCATTCTTTCAATGTTGGTAATTACGCTGAGTTTGCAGACACGTCTAGGGGAAAAGGTAAGCATTCTGGTTGACCGTGTGAATGATATGTGGTCTGGAAACAGCGAGGAAGACGGCAAAAAAAAGAAGAAAAAAAAGAGGGGAACTAGTGTGAATGCGAGTGCATCCAGTCAAAGTAATCCCGTGTCTATGCCCGCATCGTCGCCACCTGGTTCCACATCAATTGGAACTCTGCCACCAGTGAATTATGACTCAATGTATCAGCAACAACCGACACCTTTGGTAAATGCAGCTGAACCCAGTATGGAGTCATTTGAGCCGATGGCTGCGAACAGTGGAGGCGGTGGTGCCTTTGGAAGTGCATTTTAATGCGTAAAAAATGCAAAAATAGAATGTATTATATGTTGAGAATGAGGACGGACCACTCTTCATCTTCATTTTCAATTAAAGCTTCGTTAGCTCAGTAGGTAGAGCATCCGGCTGTTAACCGGGAGGTCAACGGTTCAATCCCGTTATGGAGCGAAAGATACATAATTGATGCCATTTATCCAATGACATTAATTTATTATTATTATTATTATTATGAATTATTCTTTATTCATATAACAATTCATAATTATTCTTCATCATTTTCCATTTCATCATCAGCTCCAAAGTCGCACTCATCATCGTCATCTAACACAACATTTTTAAGAACCAAATCTAATTTTTTAAAGCAAAAAAGGTTTGTATATTTATACACACGTTTTATATCCATGCACGAAATATTGAATCCATTCAATGGATTAAGGTCGGCAACAGAATTGGTCTGTGTATTGGGCGATTTTATTTTCAACTGCATAAAAAATGCATAAATGTCTTTTACATCTAATCCCAATTTTTCGCACAAGGTTTGAATAAAAGTATAATTATTAAATTCATTGGAATATTTTGTTAGGATTTTAGTAAAACGAACCGAGGATTTATTCCACGGATATAAAATGCATGATATGTTTTTATTTCCATTATTATGTTTGTTTTCAAGTCTGTCCAAGGAAGATTTCAAAATGTATTGAGTTTTAAAGTTTTTAATCAAAGAACTCATCTCATTGAATTTCCAAATTTGCTTTTGAAAGGTAATCCGATCCATATAATCGGCGAAACAAATGTTGTTCAAAATGTGAAGATAAATAACTAGGCGTTCGCTGGGGGTCAAGGATTTGATATTTTCCAAAACATCGGCAACATTTTCATGCCAAAAAAGCCCAACCGTTGTGCGTTCGGTTTCGCTGATGGTTGTCAAATGTTGTTCTATGGAGGGAGTGGCATTAAATATTTCCTTCACCACAATTTTATTTTCATCATTATGGGATTTAAGGTAAAAAATATCCTGAAAAACGTTATTGTTAAGAATATCGGGATTGTTTGCATATAAATTGGATATAATTTTCAATTTATGCAAGTCATTTTCTATGTAAAACGACAGCCTAGCAGTTTCTTCGTTTGAATGTTGATGTTTTCCGGTGTCCAAAGAAGAAAATGTGTTCCTCAAAATGCGTTCAATTTGCTCGGTAGTCGGTTTTTTCAGTTCCAGAACATGACACGCTTTAATGAGTTCGGTAATTTTTTTCCCCACACCCGTAATACCTGTTCCAATGCAAATAATGGGGTTCATTGACGTATCTTCTGATTTGTGTTTTTTCGTTTTTTTAGCACGAATAATTTTAATGAGTGCTGTTAAGGCTCCTTTGTCACCATTATTCATGCTATTAATGTCGTCCATTACAATGGCAATATTCTGTGGTTTTCTTTTGAGAAGACTGATAACACTATAATTAGACATATTATGGGACGAAATCTGGTCGAATAATTCTTTATTGCGAACAATTCCCGTGTTGCAGTGAATGATTTCATAATTCATTTTATTTAGCACTTTTTTAACGAAAAAACTTTTTCCCACACCAGGTGGTCCATAAATATAAATGCCTTTTTTTGCTGATAGTTTTTCTTCGTGGGATAATTTAGCGAAATTTGTTAGTATCGTTTCCAGAACCTGCTCTTCTACTTGTCTGTTTAGAATGGTTGTATAATCTTCTATAGATTGATTATTGACATTATTATAATCAGTCATTGATATTACACTATTAATTAAATATATATTTGTGTATATATTTTGTTTAAATTATTTTGGCGATATAAACAAATATTTATAATATCAGTTATAATAAGAATGTACAAAAAATTAAATAAATCGTACAAGACCAAGCCCAAACATCGACGTTTGAAACGCAAGAGTTTAAAAAAAAAATGGATGAAATGGATTGGAGGAAGTCAGGATGGAGGTGATGATGATAATGAGGATAATGATGATTTTCCCGGAGTAGAACAATCTGTTCGAAAACCCGACGTTATTTTAAAAGATTTACAACAGGAAGATAAAAATGGGAAAAAATTGAGAGATGCATTCAATGCACTTTTGGAAAAAAAAGAAGAAATGGATGAAAAGAACTATGAAGAAGATATGGATAAATTAATGAGTGATGCAACTGCCATCAAAGATAAAGTCGAACAATTGGTGGAGGAAATGGAAGACCCAAGAGTGGGAGCGACAGCCGACCAATTGCAAGAGGCTAAGTGGATTCAAGAAATTGCTGATAAAATAGTGAAAATTGGTGCCGATACTCGGTTAAAACCAGCTGAGGTAGTCGGACAACCAACTTCCTTTGACAATTTAAATTTGAAACCTGCACAAGTTGTGTCATCCACATCTCCATTGAGAAGCGATGATTATGGAACTCCTGCGCAACCTGCGGCGGCGGCTGCGGCATCTACATCTGAATCCACTCCTTTTACGGAACCTGCGGCTGCTGCTGCTGCATCTACATCTGCAACTACTCCTTTTACAGAACCAGCGGAACCTGCCACAGCCGCGGCTGCATCTACTACTCCTTTTACGGAACCAGCCGAACCAGCCAAACCTGCTACTGCAACCTCTACAACCATATCAAGCCAGTTTCAACAAATTCAAAATGCAGATGTTCTAATTAATACCTTTCAAAAAGTAATAAATGAAATTGAGGAGACGAATACTACGGGCCCAAATAAGGATACTTTCATGAAACCTATTGTAGAAGTAATTTCGCATTTAGAAAAAATCCAAGAAATCCTGGGTTCCAATGTCTCGCGTCGTGATAAGGTAAAACAAATTGCGGCTTTAAAAAGTTATGAAAAATGTGGAAGATTGTCGTCGATGGCGGATTCTGGGAAGATGTCTGCATTTGAACCATCTTTGGTAAAAAGATACCGCGACAGTTGCGACAAAATGCAAGAATATGTGGGGGAAGTATTGGAACAATTAAACAAACCTGAACCGAAAGCGGAAGCACAACCCGCACCAGAACCAGTGCAAGCATCGGCACAAGCCGAACCCGAACTCGAACCAGAACCAGTGCAAGCGGCGGCACAACCCACAACTGAAACAGCGGAAGCGGAACCAGAACCAGCCGCATCTTCTATTCCTGAAAGCAAAACATTGGAACCTATCCCCGCACCAGCATCGGTTCAGCCAAAAGATGAAAGTGATGCAGTTGAAGCAGTTCCTGTGCCTGTTGCACAAGCAGTGCAAACAGCAGACCCTGAATCCGTACAAGCATCAGCGCAAGCGGAAACTGCTTCTACTTCTATGCAACTCACCCTCAACCCGCAAGAAATGATACAAATGTTGGACGGATATAAAAATAAAATCAGCGAATTACAATCTAAACTGCAAAAAATCTCCCAAGACGGCGACGTATCCATCAACATCAAACAGGGTGCAACAGATATGAGTGCTGAAACAAAAGAAATGATGAATAATCTGCTTCCATTTTTAGCCCTTTTTTAAAGCAGGAACAATAAGAAAATTTGCAAGTTGAGATAATCTTGTATTATGTTTTTGTTCTGGTGTTTGTGCACGTGTTTGTTTATTTTCTTTTGCATCAGCAGTGCGTTGACAACTTTCGCATTTTGCATAATAATATTCAAATTGATGCACTTCACAAGTTTTTCCACTATGTGTGTGAAAATGGTTGAATAATTTAGAAGTGATAAATTGGTCGCAATCACTGCAATTTAAGTCTTGTTGTTGATTGTAAAAATGGGCGATACAATCCAGACAATAATAATCTTCGCAACAAGGCAAACAATTGTTCGGGTCTATACGATTGCATAAAATACACGCATTATTCATGTTTATTATATGATATTATGTGAATATTATATAACATGTGGTAATTAGTTTTAATTTAATTTAATTTAATTTAATTCTTTAATCTTAATTTTCATATCCTTCCCCACTCCATCACACTAAATAAACTCAACACTTTTGAAAGTATCACCCAATGTTTGTCGACAATACGGACACGTATCATGTTCGGTATTTATCCATTGTAAAATACAAGCCTCACAAAATGCGTGATTACATACACTTTCGCATTCAATCGGTGTTTGCTGACAAATAACACAATCTTCTTTGGCTCGTTGCACTGTTCCTATTTTATTAATAGCAAATTTAATGTGATAAAGAATAAACCCCGTATATTTATGAACTCTTATAATCTCATATTTGTTCGGTTTAAGTTTGCACAACCATTCTGCAATTTCTATTTGTCCCTGCGAACACGCAGTGCGAAATGCATAATCTTTTTTCGCACAAATATTAATATCGGGTTTTAATTGCAACAACCATTGAGCGACCGACAAATTGCCTTCCATACATGCCGTGCGAAAAGGATATTCGTCGCTAACAGATAAATCTATGTCAGGTTTCATTTGCACAAGCCATCTAACAATAATAAGTTGTCCGCGAAAACATGCATTGCGAAAGGCACATTCATTATCGGCTGAAATATTAATACCGGGTCTTACTTTTAATAACCACTGAGCGAGGGATAAATGACCATGAAAACATGCATTTTTGAAGGCATATTCATATTCTGCCGAAACATTAATGTCTGGTTTTTTTTCCAGCAACCATTGTGCAACATCTAAAAAACCACAAGCGCACGCATTTCGAAAGGCACTATCATTGTGAATAGATATATTTATATCGGGTTTTCTTTTCAGCAACCATTTAACTACGTGCAAGTGTCCCTGCGAACACGCATTTCGAAAAGCAAATTCATTGCCAGATGATATGTTTATGTCAGGTTTAATTTCTAATAACCATTGGATTATATTTAAACGCCCTTGTCCGCACGCATTACGGAACGCTTCGTCGTCTTCGATGGATATATTAATGTCAGGTTTTTTCGAAAGAAGCCATTTGGCGATGTCTAAATGTCCCCGAAAACAGGCGAACTGAAATGCGTCTTCTCTTTCTGCGGAGATATTAATAGAAGGCTTAACTTGTAATAACCACTTGACAGTATCCAAGTGTCCGCGATAGCATGCATAGCGAAATGCGTATTCATTATGAACTGAAATGTCAATGTCAGGTTTTATAGACAATAACCATTGTGCTAATTCTAAATGTCCACGCGCACACGCATTACGAAATGCTTCCTCGTTAATGGCTGAAATATCAATGTCAGGTTTTATGGACAACAACCATTGTGCTAATTCCAGGTGGCCATTTGAACACGTGAAACGAAATGCGTCTTCCTGGTCTATGGAAATGGCAATGTTGGGTTTTATTTCCAGTAACCATTTTGCAACGTGCAAATGATTATGATAACATGCATTGCGAAATGCTTCTTCATGCATAGTGGAAATATCAATGTCAAGATTTATTGAACGCAACCATTGTAAAACGTGCAGATGTCCGTAAGCACAGGTTTCAACAAATGCATAGTCATTCATAGAGTGAATATCAATCGTGGGTTTTATGGATAACAACCATTGAGCTACTTCCAAATGGCCGTAATAACAGGCCTTGATAAAAGCACACTCATTTTTGGCTGAAACTTCAATGTCAGGTTTTATGGATAACAACCATTGTGCTACATCTAAATGGCCGTGAATACATGCAAACCGAAATGCTCGTTCATAATCGGCGGATATATTGATGTCGGGATTTATTTGCAATAATTGCTGAACCACGTTCAAACTTCCTAACATGCATTGATTAATAAATACATCGTTATTAATATTAAAATGAATAGATGGGAAATATGGAAGGATTGTTTTATTTAATTCGTTCATTCGTTTATTTTACCTTTTCTTTTTTCTTTTCTATAAAAATGAAAATAATATTTGTTTGATTATTGAATAAAATAAAATAATTTTATTCTCTTTCAAAATGGATACTAAAACTCGAATGGAAAAATATGAATGTCAAATAACTCAATTGGCAGAAAATCAAATCAAATAAAAAATATGTATAAAGAATATTGTGTGAATGTTAAAAAATGTCTAAATTAAAGGATGATTTTTGCATGGGTATCAAACAAAAATCTCATAATCACAATACGGAATATTTTCGCGGAAGTATGAATGCACTTACTAACAAAAATAAATAAAATATCAAATAAAATCCATATTGTTCTGCATTTACGCCATAAAATTGCAACAATTGAATAATACTATATATGAATAATAATGAAATTCCAAATGCGGTAATAATCATGGAGTCCATGGTGGTTTCTTATTTATTTTTTTCAATATTTTATCTTTTATTTTTTAGTTTTGGGAAAATATTTTTTATTTCTTTTTGCTTCACCTAACAAAAAAGAAAACATACATGATACAATTTAATTTTAAATTTTTTTATTGTTGAATTTTGGACATGTTATTTACAATATATTTTATAATAATATCTTATCTTATCATACAAAGTCAAACGTACATTTTTACTACTAATATATCGTATTATTTCGGGCGTTGCATTGCTATTGTATAAAAGAAAATGTATCGGTCTCCATCTATCACTTGTTTCACATTCCAAATCCACTCCTTTGTCTATGATATATCGTATCATTTCAGGCGTTGAATATCTGCAAAG